GACGCATCTTTTAATCCAGGGAGCTTCGGAACGGGGAAGCTGCACGAACTCAAGAATATCGGGGTGATTAATGTCAATATGAGCAACAATTGCCCCGTTCTTGTAGTGTCCCCCCCTGCGTAATGTTTCATTTAATACTGAATAGATTTTTGCAAATGAGACTGGACCACTAGCTGTTAAGCCTTTTCCATTCTCGTGTCCTTTAGGACGTAATTTAGATAGGTGTATTGCACACCCTGCCCCATGTCTCAATGCATGTGAAGCAAATCTCCAGCTAGCCTCTATGCCCTCTGGACCTGTCATGGAGTCTTCAACTACGAAAACCGTGCATGACACTGGAAGTCTTGATTCTGGGTTATCCAGCCATGACTGGACCCGACCAGTGCGGGAGATAAGTTCTGCGGTCATTTCAAACTAAGTCTGTTAAAGTTGGTGGTTTATAATTTGGTCCTTTTAGAACCTTGCCGTCTTCACGGTATATTGGTTTTCCATCTATATCTAGTTTAGACATGTTACTTCTATGTATTCTGTCTAAAGCTTCATCTAAAAACCAACCCATATTTTCAGCATATTGGTAGCATACATAAATTAAATCAGCTAATTCTTTTAATGCTTCTGATTCAAATACTATGTTCTCTCGAAATAGCATACCTTCAGCTTCAAGAAACTCTTTAAATTCCTCTACGATCAGATTCTTCTGATATGTACGCTTGTCTTTCGTCTGAGACGACTTCAGATTGTACAGGGTACGGAATTCCTTGGCTTGCTCTGAGATAAAGGTTTTTTTCATGGGTGAGTTCGTTTTCTAAGTAGTGGATAGCTTTTTCTAAGTCATGTATTGTACTATCTTTATAACCTGCTCTGCAGATATACTTAATAGCATTACCTAAGTGGAAATTTAGTCCTTGTTCTCTAATAAAATCCCAAACATCGGTAGCACCTCGTTGGTAGTATGATGGTCCTTGGGCCATTTTTGTAATAAATTTGTGAGTGAATTAATCAATACAAAGTTTTGTCTTTGTAAAGCCATGAAGACTGTTATAATGTCTTCTTTTTTTACTTCATCTTTAGGCAACGTTAATTCCAGTTGCCTAATTTTAAAGTCTTGTTCAGCTGTTAACTGTGTAATCGGAGGCGGGGGACCAGAGGATCGGTTCTTTTTTTTGAAAGTCATAATCATCAGCAGTGAGTATACGGGCTAGTCTAGCATTAACTAATGCTTCTTCTTCAGTAAGATTCTTTGCATCGAACGCTTTTAATACAGTTTTCCAACTATAACCTTGCTCTTCAAATAAAGAAGTAGCTCGTTTAACGCCGATTCCTGGTACTCCACTGTAACCATCAGTTTGATCCCCAGATAAAGCCTGAATTAGATGCCATTTAGCACCTTCTTCTTTACTGACTGTGAATACTTGATCAAAATTATAGAGTTTACCAGGTATTTGTCTCATATCTTTATCAGGAGATACTATACAATTACCAGGAAATTTTGTAGCATAAATGCCCATGGCATCGTCTGCTTCTAGAGTAGGTTTAATAATAACCTTGTACTTTTTTTTTTAACGCATTAATAACACGTTTATATCCGCAAGGTTTCTTACGGTTCCTGTGCCCCTTATAGGACTTTTCAATTTGTTTTCTAAAGTTTATACTGTCAGAAAAGAACAGTATTATATCGGAGAATTCCCCAAAATTGTTTCGGATCTTGGTAAGTTCTCGTTCTGTAGCACCGTATGCATCGTCAAAGTTACTGGTAACAAGAATAACATCGTCACCAAAATCAACTTCAGTTTCTGCTGCAGCACATGCCTTATAGACGATAAAGTCGGCATCAATTAATAATTTCATGTAGTGGTACAGAGATAATTTACTAAATTAACTACACCTTCAAGGTTATCTCCAGCCCTTGAGAGTGATACATTACAATTATCACATATCCATCCTCTAAATTCACCTGTTTGATGGTCATGGTCTAATTGTAATTTTTGTCGCATTGTACCTAGATTTGGATTTTCTAAAGGATCTAATCCGCAACATTGACATACTTGTGGAATTGGAGGAGCTGTTTTTTTAAGTTGGTACAAAATTTTTTGTTGTGCAGATCTACAAACCTTGCAAATATGAGTCACTCTTCTTTTTACAGCACCTTCTCCTCTAAGTTCAAAGCAATCAAAAGTTTTCTGTTCACCACATTTTCTACATTTTTTTGTTTCCATAGGTGGTTAGTGGACATCTGCCCAAGTAGAACCTGATTTAGATTCTGCTGCTATAGGACATCGTAAGTTGTAATACTCACCAGCTTGGGTTGCAGATAATTCAAGTAAGAACTTGAGATCTTCTACATCCTCTTCTTTACATTCAAATTGTAGTTCATCATGAACGAATGCAAGTTGTTTAGCAGTTGGTGGTAGATTTTCATGGGTTAATAGCATCCATTTTTTAGCTAGTACAGCTGATGATCCTTGGATAAGATAGTTTAAAGACTTGTGTTTTGAATCAACAAGTATCTTACGAGTATCTATACCACGGACAAAACCTTTCTCACTAGCTTTGTGTACTCCTTCCAAGAGTTTTTCAAGACCTGGGATGGCATCGATATAAGCCTTACGGATCTCTTTGCCTTTCTTCTTAGC